TGGGCGCGCAGTGTCACTGACAAGATGACGCGCGCCGCTGGTGGCACTCCGCCGCCGCCACAGCCCACATACACACCTCCTGGGGGCACTTCCACTCCTGGGGGCACATTGACGGCAGACCAGAAGAGGGCTGTTGAAGCGCTGGCAAGCCCCAACATTCCGTTCAGCAGTGCTGCTCTGCGCGTTTCTGGCGTGGCCGAAATGAACCGCGCCGCCGCTGGAGCCATTTCTTACGACACGGCGGTGGAACTCATCCGTCGCCGCACGGGGCTTGCGGCTGGCGGCATCGTGACGCGCCCCATGATTTCTGAGATTGGAGAAGCGGGGCCAGAAGCGGTCATTCCTCTGAACCGCTTGGGCAACTTCGGTAGTGCCACCAACTACAACATCACGGTGAATGCTGGAGTTGGTTCCGATGGCACGCAGATTGGCGCAAAGATTGTGGAGTACATCAAGCGCTACGAGAAGTCAAACGGCACACGCTGGCGGTCGTAAGTGACCGCATTAGCCGACTCCTACAAACTGGAGATTGAGTTCCCGACGAGCGCGCTGTTCGGCAACGCCTTCGTTCTGGATAGTTCTGCTCTGAATGGCATTCAGAAACTTGGCGGAAATGTGTACGAGGATGTAACCGCTGATGTGGTGGAAATCACCATCAATCGCGGTCGCTCGCGCCAACTGGACAGTTTTGACAGTGGCACGATGACCTTCTCGTTGCGTAACAACACGCGCAAGTACGACCCAACGAACCAGTCCAGCATTTACTACGGCGGCATTGAGCCGCGTCGTCCAGTGCGGCTTTCAGCAAACAGCACCTATCTCTACTACGGCTGGATTGACGACTGGAGTATTGATTTCTCCATTCCGACCGAATCGCGCGTCATCGCCAGTTGCGTAGATGCCTTCTCTATCTTCGCGTCCATTGAACTGGACGAGTTCGTTTTCACGGCTGGAGAACGCAGTGACCAGCGCATCACCACGGCACTTGCTCTTCCAGAGGTGGGGAACACTGGCATCGCCACATCGTTTGAGCAGGGTGACAGCACCATGGCAGACGACACAGTTGCCTTGGGAACGAGCCTTCTGGACTACATCCAGCGGGTGAACAAGAGTGAGCAGGGGTACTTGTTCGTGAAGGGCGACGGAACTCTTCGTTTCCGCAGTCGCGGCACGGAATACTCTGGCACCATTCCAATCTTTCAGGACACTGTTTCCACATCCAGCACCGAGTTCAAGTACATGGATGTGAAGATTCAGTTCGGCACAGAGTTGCTGTACAACCGCGTGTCAGTTCTCAATGACGGTGAAGAAACACCAGTGATTGTAGACGACACCACAAGTCAGGACAGTTACCTCGTGCGCACACTCACCATTTCTGACTTGATTTTGGAGGACGATACCCAAGCAACCGACATCGCCAACTTTCTACTTGGCAAGTATTCGCGCCCAGAGTTCAGGTTTGAGTCCGTCACCGTGTCGCTGGAGGACATGACCACGGCACAGCAGAACGCATTATTTGCGCTGGAGCCTAACGATTTGGTTGCCGTCAAGCGCACCTACACCACTGGCAGTCCGCTCACCATCCTTAGATACGGGGTTATTGAGGGGGTAATCCACAACATTAGTCTGATTGCTCATTCTGTCACCTTCAACTTGTCTCCTGCCACTGGCAGTCTGCGGCTTGATAATGCGCTGTTCGGAGTGCTAGACAGTAACACGCTAGGCGCATAGGAGAAATCAATGGCTGGTGCAGGCACAAGGCTGTTCGTCGCGGGTGATGTGCTCACTGCCGCGCAGGTAAACACATTTCTCCAAGACCAAGTAATCATGCGGTTCGCCACCACGACGGCGCGAGACAACGCCTTCGGTGGTGCGGGTGAACCAACTCTTGCGGAAGGAATGTTCTGTTACATTGACGCTTCCGACACGCTCCAGTATTACGACGGGTCGGCGTGGCAGAACTTCACCTCGGGTATCGCGGAAACCATCTTTGACGCCAAGGGCGACATCATCGCCGCCTCTGCCGCCGACACCGCCGTCCGTGTCGCGGTCGGGTCAAACAACACGGTACTCATGGCCGATTCAGCACAAGCGGCGGGTCTCAAGTGGGCAAGCGAAGCAACCGCCACATTGACGACCACGGGCGATGTTCTGTACGCCTCCAGTGCGAACACCCTTGCCCGCCTTGGCATCGGCTCAAGCGGACAGGCTCTAGTGGTTTCAGGCGGTATCCCCTCGTGGGGTAATGTCGCATCCTCGGGCGATAGCGACCAAATCACCATCGCCGTACAGGTGTTCAGTTAGGAGCAACAGTGGCAACATTCAGCAAGCAACTCCTGTCGGGGTCTACGGGCGGACGGTTCATCAAGGTCGCCTCCATCACGCAGGGTTCGGGCACGACTATTCATGCGACTGGCACCTCGTCAAGCATCTTGGACGAGATTTGGCTGTACGCCGTGAACTCGTCGGCCAGCAATGTGAAACTGACGGTGGAGTTTGGTGGCACGACTTCGCCCGACGACTCGCTGGAACTGACCATCACCGCCGAAGCGGGCCTGGTGTTGGTGGTGCCCGGACTCGTGTTGGCGGGTACGGGTGCGGCTGCTCGCACGGTTACGGCGTTCGCGGCTACTGCGAATGTCATCAACCTCAGCGGGTATGTGAACCGCATCACCTGATAGGGGCGCGCTGTGTCGCGTTGGGATATCCGCTCTAGGGTTTCTTCGTACACCTCGGCGTGGATGCCGACAGGTGATGAGACGCCGCGTGACGTCGCAGGCTATTTCGGTGGCGGCGAAGCGAGCAGTGGATACCTTTCGGGTATCGACAAGATCACCTTCCCTGCCGACACCAAATCGACGTTGGCGGCGACTCTCACCACGGCTCGCAAGCAACTTGCGGGTATGGCTAACAGCGGTACGGCAGGCTACTTCGGTGGCGGCGAAGCGAGCAGTGGATACCTTTCGGGTATCGACAAGATTACGTTCCCCGACGACTCTAAATCAACGCTGGCTGCGACGCTCACCACGGCTCGCCTTGGTCTTGCGGGTATGGCCAACAGCGGCACGGCAGGTTACTTCGGTGGCGGCTACGACAGCAGCAACACCTCGGGTATCGACAAGATTACGTTCCCCGACGACTCTAAATCAACGCTGGCGGCGACGCTCACCTCGGCTCGTCGCGACCCCGCTGCTATGGCTAACAGCGGTACGGCAGGCTACTTCGGTGGCGGCATAGGCCCTAGCGACGCCCTTCTTTCGGGTATCGACAAAATCACTTTCCCTGCCGACACGAAGTCCACGCTCGCGGCGACCCTCACCACGGCTCGCAGGTTTCTCGCTGCTATGGCTAACAGTGGCACGGCGGGCTACTTCGGTGGTGGCGACGGCGGCGGCAACATCTCGGGTATCGACAAGATAACCTTTCCCGCCGACACCAAGTCGACGCTGGCTGCGACGCTCACCACGGCTCGCAGGGCTCTCGCGGGTATGGCCAACAGCGGCACGGCAGGCTACTTCGGTGGCGGCCTAGACAGCACTTTTGTCTCGGGTATTGACAAGATTACGTTCTCTGCGGATTCCAAATCCACATTGACTGCGACGCTCACCACGGCTCGCTTCCTTTTGGCGGCTATGGCCGACAGCGGGGTGTTGTGATGCGCGAAGACATCCAACTCGCGTTGGCTGAGGTGCAGATGCCGCGCACCCGCTACCAGTTCGAGCACTTCGTCGTCGGCGCACACGACACACCCGAGATGCGCTTCGTGCAGGTCTGCCGCGAACTCGAAGCCCTCCACTACACGATCGCCGAAGTGTCGTTGCAGGTACGCAAGACCGAATACGAGATCGAAGACCTGCGAGAAAAAGGCGACCGTATCTCGCTGATCGAGGCCGACATCAAGGAACTCGGCTTGGAGCGCACCCGTCTGGTGGCCATCGGCGCGGTACGCGAGTATGAGACGCTCGTGGCGATGTTCGATGAGATGCCGCACTTCACCCGGGAGCAGATCGACGCCAGCCAGCCCGACTACTGGCAGGCCCGCCTCGGGCGTCAGGCGAACCTGCAACTGATGAGCGGAAACGCAAACTGGGCACACTTGGAGGCCCTAGACCAGATTGGCATCCTGAAACCGATGATTCAGGCTCAACAAGACAACACGAAGGAGTTGCGAACATGATTTACGCTACTTGGACGGTTCACTTTCCCGAAGGTTCAACACCAGAACCCGTCATCCGCTCTCGTGGCGGGCAGGCATGGGGCGGGCTGATGCTCGACACCTTCACGGTGCTCGGGTATGTGTGGGGTGTCGCCAGTTTGACGGAC